ACTTGCAAACAAGGCTGCAACTGCAAGAGATTTGTTAGGACGACTACAACTTGCATACGAACATTTACCAAAATGGTTACAACAAGGAGTAATGTCTTGGAACAAAGGTTCGTTAGAATTAGAGAATGGTTCTAAGATACTTGCATCATCAACATCTGCAAGTGCAGTGAGAGGTGGTTCATACAACATTATATTCTTGGACGAGTTTGCATATGTTCCCTCCAATGTTGCAGAACAGTTCTTTAGTTCTGTGTATCCTACAATATCATCTGGTAAATCTACAAAAGTGATTATCGTTTCAACACCACATGGTATGAATATGTTTTACAAGATATGGACAGACGCAGAAGAAAAAAGAAATAGTTATATACCTATCGAAGTTCACTGGAGTGAAGTTCCAGGCCGTGATGATAAGTGGAAGAAAGAAACAATTGCAAACACAAGTGAACAACAGTTCCAAACAGAATTTGAATGTGAGTTCTTAGGTTCTGTTAATACATTAATCGCACCATCTAAACTCAGAGTACTTGCATTTAAACAACATTTACAAAAGAATGCTGGAATAACGGTTCATAAAAAACCAGAGAAAGATAGAACCTATATGTTGACAGCTGACGTTGCGAGAGGAACACAAAATGATAACTCTGCATTTGTGGTGTTTGATATAACCGAGATACCATATAAGGTAGTTGTGACTTTCAAAGACAACGAGATTAAACCTTTACTCTTTCCACAGATAATACATCAAGTTGCAAGAGCATACAATCAAGCATTTGTATTGATAGAGGTAAATGATATAGGTGAACAAGTTGCAAACAATCTACAGTTTGATTTGGAGTATGATAATCTAATCATGGCATCTATGCGTGGTCGTGCTGGTCAAGTGATGGGTGGTGGTTTCTCAGGAGGTAAAGCACAACTGGGAGTACGAACAACAAAGGCTGTCAAAACAGTAGGTTGTTCTAATCTAAAACAAATAGTAGAGAGTGATAAGATAATCATAGAAGACTTTGATATTATCAATGAGTTATCTACATTTATAGTACATGGTAGTTCCTTTCAAGCAGAAGAAGGTTGTAATGATGACTTGGTAATGTGTTGTGTATTATTTGCGTGGGCAAGTGACCAGACTTATTTTAAAGAACTTACAGATAGTGATATAAGACACCAGATGTATAAAGACCAACAGAATCAAATAGAACAGGATATGGCTCCCTTTGGTTTTATTGTTGATGGTTTAGAAGATGAAAACATAGGACAAGCTGTAGATGAATATGGTACTAGATGGTCACCTATTGTTAGAAAGTATGATACAGACTGGTAATTAAAACGTATCAAACTCAATTAAATCATTATCTAATTTAACCCAACAATTCCTACAAACTACCTTAGAAGTATTAATAAGTTCCTTTATTTCTACTTGACTTTCTTCGTTTATCCCTACTCTTTTAACCTTTCTTCTTATAGATAAATCGTGAGGATAGAACTTAAGACATACCGTTTCACTTTCTTTACAGTGTGAACAATACTTATCTGCAAGAAAATCATTTAACCACTTAACTCTCTTACGATAGTTACGTCTTGCAACCTTCTTAATTGTTTCTTTATACTTGTTATAGTGTGCATTTCCCATTATTTTATTTATAAACAACTGGAATATAAAAAACTAGTTTATAAAACTAAAATTTCCTAAATAAAATAAAAAACATAATCTATAGAGGAAAAGAGGAGAAAATATATGTCATTTTTAGTTTCCCCAGGCGTTCACGTCAGAGAGATTGACTTAACGAATGTCGTTCCAACGGTTGCAACCTCTATTGGTGCTATCGCAAGTGCTTTTGAAAAAGGGCCAGTGGGTACTATTGTTAATATTAGTTCAGAAGAGGAATTAATAAGAACATTTGGTAAACCACAGAACGATAGTAATCAATTTGAGAACTGGTTTGCAGCTTCAAATTTTCTTGCATATACTGACGCACTTCAAATAGTTAGATGTGAATCTGGTATTTTGAATGCAACAGCAAATGGTGCTGGTATATTAATCAAAGATGATGACCACTACGATAACGATTTTGACAATGGTCAAGGTTCTGTTGGAGAGTGGACTGCAAGAACTGCTGGAACACATGGTAATGCAATAGGTGTATCAGTTTGTGCATCTGCGAATGCATACGAACAAACAGCTGTCACTACAACTTCTGCACAAGAAGCATTAGGACAAACAACAATTTCTGTTACTGACGCATCAGTATTTAACGTAGGTGATATCGTTAACTTTGGTGAAACAGGTAACGTAGAATACGAAACAACAGCAATAAGTACAGCTTCAAGTACGATAGACGTTAAATTATTAGATGATGTTAACGGACAAGGTTTACAAAATCAAATTTCATCTGGTACAAGTATCAGACGTAGATGGAGATTTTATGACTTGTTTGATGGTGCTCCAGGCACTTCCTCTTATGCAACAGAAAGAGGTAGAGGTACTGGTGATGAAATGCATATCGTAGTTTACGATTACACAGGTGAACAATCTGGTTTTGACGTAGATGCAAATGGTAATAGAACAAATGGTGTTTTAGAAGTTTTTGCAAACTTATCTAAAAATATAAATGCAAAATCACCACAGGGTGACAGCATTTATTACCCATACGTTCTTAGAAAACAATCTGGATTTGTTTTCTGGACAGACCATAATCCAGCTGGTGTTAACTGGGGTACAGACATTGACTCAGTAGTTGGTAGTATCGTGTTAAACGGAACAGACGCAAATGGAACTGATGCTGGTGATAATATCGCATTTGAAGATGGAACAGATGGTGATAACCTTGCAATGGAAACAGGTTCAGGAAGTTACTCTGCATTAGACACACCAACTAAATCAGAACTTGGTGGTGGAACAGACGATTATGCAGTAACAGCTGGTGAATTAGAAACTGGATATGGTGCATTTGAAGATACAGAATCAGTTGATGTAAACCTAATATTAGGTGGACGAGGTGGTGGAGCTGGTGACAGTTCATCATCACAAGATACACACGTTACAATGTTAACAACTCTTGTTGAGAAAAGAAGAGATTGTGTTGCATTCGTATCTGCGTATCGTTCTGCGACAGTTGGTATATCAGATTCAATTACACAAACAGATAATGTTGTAGAAGCATTTGACTTATGTCCTTCATCATCTTATGTGGTGTTTGATAGTTCATACAAGTATCAGTATGATAAGTATAATGATGTGTTTAGATTTGTACCATCTAACGGAGATGTTGCTGGTCTTTGTGCATTCACAGACCAAGTCGCAGACGCATTCTTCTCACCTGCTGGATTTAACAGAGGTAACTTAAGAAACGCAATCAAGTTATCTTACAATCCAAAAAAATCAGAGAGAGATAGATTGTATCGTGCAAGAATAAATCCGATAACTAACTTTCCTGGCCAAGGTGTTTGTTTATTTGGAGATAAGACTGCACTAAGTAAACCAAGTGCGTTTGACAGAATCAATGTAAGAAGATTATTCTTATTACTTGAAAAAGCAATCGCAACTGCATCTAAGTTTCAACTCTTTGAGTTCAATGATGAGTTCACAAGAGCACAATTTAGAAACCTAGTAGAACCTTTCTTAAGAGATATACAGGGTAGAAGAGGTATCACAGACTTTAAAGTAAAATGTGATGACTCAAACAATACTGGTGAGGTGATAGATAAGAACGAATTTATCGCAGATATCTTTATCAAACCTGCTAGGTCAATTAACTTTATAACACTAAACTTCATCGCTACAAGAACAGGTGTCGCATTTAGTGAGGTAGGAGGATAACATGGCAGCCATAGACGATTTTAAAGCAAATTTAATTGGTGGTGGTGCGAGAGCCAATCAGTATAGAGTGACGATTACTCCACCTCCAGGCATTGCAATAGGACTTGATGTGAGAAGAGCATCATTCCTAGTTACTGCATCTATTTTACCAGCATCAACACTTGGTGAAGTTGCAGTACCATTCAGAGGAAGAAACATTTATGTTGCTGGTGATAGACCTGCTCCAGAGCCTTGGTCAACAACATTCTTCAATGATACAGACTTCATGGTAAGAAATGCAATGGAGAGATGGCATAATGGTATTAATAACTTTGCAGACAATACTGGTGTTACAAATGCAGCTGATTTTCAAACAGATTTATTTGTAGAACAGTTAGACAGAGATGATACAATTCTAAAGACTTATATTTTTAGAAATGCATTTCCATCTAGTATTGGACAAATTGATTTAACAAATGAAGAAACAACAACGATTGAAACATTTGAGGTTAGTTGGAGGTATCAACACTTCGAACCTTCTGGTATTTTATAACCTACTAAATAGTAATACAACAGTAGGAGTTTTATAATGGCTGACCTTTTTGGGTTTCGTTTTACACGAATAAAAGATGATAAGAACAAAGAAAAATTCACTCTGCCGTCTGAACAAGACGGCACGATTGATGTCGCTGGTGGAGGTTTCTTTGGACAAATACTTGACACAGATGGTCGAGAACGAACAGAGCAAGACCTCATTCGTAGGTATAGAGATATCGCACAACAACCAGAGTGTGATAGTGCAATAGAAGATATAGTAAATGAAGGTGTTATTTCTAATGAAAGAGCACAAGCAGTTTCAGTAATTCTAGACCAAATTCCTTATCCAAGTAGAATTAAAAAAGCAATAGAAAATGAATTTGATTCTGTTCTTAGATTGTTAGACTTTGATACAAAGGGACATGATATATTTCGTAGATGGTATGTTGATGGAAGAATGTATTATCACAAAGTAATTGATAAGAAAAATCCAAAAAGAGGTATTCAAGAAGTTCGATACATTGACCCACGAAAAATTAAGAAAGTTAGAGAAATTGATAAAGATATTAAAAAAGGTTCAAGTATTGAAACAATTAAAAAAGTAAATGATTATTATATTTACAATGACAAAGGTATGTTTAGTGGTGGATATGGTGCTGGTGCAAACGAAGGATTAAAGATTTCACCAGATAGTATTACCTATTGTCCATCTGGTTTGGTAGACCAAACTAAAGGTAATGTATTATCACACCTACATAAAGCAATCAAACCAGTTAATCAGTTAAGAATGATAGAAGACGCACTTGTTATCTATCGTATCTCAAGAGCTCCAGAAAGAAGAATATTCTACATTGATGTTGGTAATCTACCAAAAATTAAAGCAGAACAATATCTGAAAGATGTTATGAATAGATATCGTAACAAAT